AAGTAAGTAATATAGGATGTTACTCGTAATACTCCTCGTACTAATAAACGCGTTTTTGTTTATCAATACACGCGAACCCGAAAAACTCATAGAGGTTCGCGAAAAGTATAGAATACTCAGGGAACACATAGAAAAAACCGAAAATAAAGAATTCAAAATGTTGTGTAAAGAAATTCCTATCACCGCACACCGTCGTTTAAATGGTTCAATTGGGTACAATGTAAGTAAAGGTAGTGATATAGGTATATGTATAGACGGTGAACCTAACGAAATATTTCACGTACTTTTACACGAACTCGCGCACTGTACCGTCGACGAGTATTCACACAGTAAAGAGTTTTGGGACAATTTTCATAAACTTCGCGAAATGTGTATCTCTCTAAACATATACCAAGAAATACCACAAAGAACCGAATTTTGTGGTAAACATGTTCAGGATAAATAAATAATATTTATTATTAATATATTATTATGTCATATTCAGCTAGTAAATCCGATGTTCTTTACTTAATAATACTTATGAATCTTACTGCATTTTCAACGAGTTTGCCCCTATTTTTTAACGACGCGTGGATAAACTTGTTTTTAACAACGCTCGTAATACCTTTCGTGTTTATGTTAATAGGAAGAGGTGGTGAATTTACTCGTCTCGGACTCGATTATAAATTCTTTTTACTAACCATGTTCTTTACCCTAGGCTTAACCGCGGCTGTATTAGGTGGTTCTAAAAAAGTTAAATCGGATTACGAAAAGTATGGTAAAACTACAGAAAGTACAGGTATGGTTGCTGGACTTCGTGCAGTATTTCTAACACTTGGTATCGTGTTATCCTACATGTTATTAGGTGGTGAATCTATGTATTCATCCATGGTTGTTAATAACAACGTTTAATTAAATTACAAATATTTTTTAGCTATGAAAAAGGCTAAAGCGGCAACCAAACCGGTAGACGCTAAACCAACAGCACTTCTGTTCCCGTGGTCGTTAAGAAACGATGGTACGAAGTTTGCGAGTTTTTCTTGAACTGGCTTACTTATCGCTATCGCCGTACACGCAGCGACAACGAGAGCTTGAAACTGTTCGTCCGTCAAATTGAATGGATTACTACCAGACTCACCTTGTTTTTGTTGCGTCATTTGTGGTTGTGGTTGTTGTTGCGCCATCATCATTGGTGCTTGCATTTGCATTTGCGTCATTCTTGGATCTTGTGCCATCATGGGTGGCTCGAGTGGAAGTTCCGGTTGACCCATTATATCTGAAATTGGAGTAGAGTCCATAGTCTGTTTATTTTCACTCATATTTTTTTCCATGACATTGTTCTGCAGTGGTGGAGACGGTGGTGTGTTCGGTATAAAATTGGTGGACTGATTATTGTTTAAATTCACCATACCATCATTGGAATCAGATAAATTCATAGTATACACGTCGGTCATTAATTTAGACACAGTTTTTTAGACTCGGTCACTGACGCATTCATCGCCTGAGTGTAAAACATATCGTGGGTACATGCTCAAAAATGTGTTTAAAACCCTGGGTAAAACTTCCTTTTTTTCACACTCGGGTATAGAATCGTTAAAATATATACGTTTCGAATCGTGGCATACATTTATGTACATGTAGTAACCACCACCTGATGAAAGTTCGTTAAATTTTTCGTATGGGTACACCATTCTTGAATTACAAATTCGTCTGATAAAGTTCATTTATTTCTTTTTCGTAACTTTAAATGGTGTATTTTTTTTAACTGATTTGGGATCACCGACTTTCATGTTACCGTGTTTTGGGTTAAACATCTTTTTATGGGTTTGCCAATACTGTGGAGCACCTACCTTGAAGTTTTTTCTAAGCGTCGCCTTGTACCAAAAAACACAATCCTCTATCCTGTTACTTTTGGATGTGTTATCTAAAACCAAACACTCGTAGTTCTCCGTACACGAATCCATAACCTTATTGAACATTTCGAAACTTGGAAAAATCCCAAAGAAATTTTTAAACAATTTTTCTCTGTTCTGAATAATATTTTCACGTAAAATGAAGACGTAATCAATGTTTGCCCTGAGTGCTGGTGGTAAATCCATACAGTATTGCATGGTAAGCATGAAAAATATCTTCCAGTGTCGCCCATTCATAAAACATTGACGAATACACGTATCTTTCATAAACTTCGAGTCGTACATACAATCATCTAAAAGCAAAAAAGCACCACAGTTTGTTTTACCGGCACCTACCAATCTTTTCTGTCTATCCATGACGCGTTCAATGGCTTCCCTATCGTAATCACCATAAATGAAAAGATCCGGTATGTACTGTTGATAATAGTGATTACCTTCTTCAGTCGCAGATAAAACTATACCCGCGGGTAAATGTTTCTTGTGATACAGGATATCCGTAACGAGTGTCGATTTACCCGTGTTACGTTTACCAATAAAAACACACACCTTATCGTCAGCCATGTTTTCTGGTTTGAATTTTCTCAACTGAAGATTCATCTACTATATCACGTCGTTTTATTTCATAAAATTTTACTCACATAGAGTAAGAATGGCTGGTCGTTTAAACCTTGCTGTTACGGGAGTCCAGGATCAATGGCTCACTGGCGAACCGGAATTTTCGTATTTCCTGATAAATTTTAAGAGACACACTAAATTTTCAATTGAGGCTATAGAAACACCATTTGATGGTGATATTGATTACGATGCAACTGTAGAGTGTCGTATACCCAAAAACAAAGGGGATCTCATTCGAAGTATGATGCTTTTATTCACTTTACCACAACCTACAGGTACGGCATCGGCTGGTCATGATATAAGATACATGAAGTCTATAGGTGCTCGTATAATAGAATATGCCGATCTTCTCATAGGTAACCAAACCATAGAACGTATCACGGGTGACTATATATACATGTATGACCAAATACACAGTAACAAAGACGACATAGACCAAACTCTTTACTTCTTAACGGGACATGATAATTATATATCAGTTTCTTACGATTGGGATTACAAGGTATTTTTACCGTTTTATTTTTTTAGACACCCAAGTTTAGCTATACCCGTATGTGCACTTACGAAACAACGCGTCCAAGTACGCATAAAGTTCAAGAAACTCGAGGATGTTGTTGTACAATACAACACGTCTACCACCAATATTATAGACCCACCTTCTGATGTTTCTTCGTCTATTAAAAAGGTATCACTCGTCACGGATTTCTTTTTCGTCACGGAAGACGAAAAGAACTTTTTAATGTCTAGACCGATAGAATATGTCATTACACAACTCCAAATGTCCCAGTTTAAGTTTAAGGCGGGTGAATCTAAAAAAGCGGGTATGCTTAATTTCAAACACCCCGTAAAGGAAATGTTCTTCTTAGCAGTAAGTGATGACGTTCACAAACTCAATCCAATAAAACACGTTACCATGAAGTTTAATAATAATACAATAATAGACGCCGATAACTTAATGCTTAGTTACGAACAACCTCTGAAATATTATACGGGTATTACCGAAAACAATTTCGGGGTATACAGTTTTTCACTAAACCCGGAGACGTATTATCCAACGGGTCAGGTTAACATGAGTAGAATAGCACACAATTTAATCGAAATCGAGCTCGACGCACCTGATGCGAACTACGGTCACAAAGTTTACGTATACGCTGTAAACTATAACGTGTTACGTATAAACAGCGGGCTCGGAGGTTTAAAATTTTAGTGGGTTATAATAGTAATGGCTGGTATTGTTCAGTTAGAAACATCGGGTCCACAGGACGCTTTTTTCACGGACGATCCAGAATACACGTACTTTATAAAGAACTTTCAAAAACACGCGAACTTTGCACCCTTCTTTGTTGATATCGATGTAGATGGCGAAATAGAGTTTGGTAATACCATAAAGTGTACCATTCCTCAAGACCAAGGTGACCTTTTAAAAACCGTGAGTTTGAAAGTTGAGTTAAGTGCTATAGATCAAAGTTTAAAATCCGGATACAACGGGTTTGGTTATGTGGAATCGATAGGTCACGCCATGATTGAATACGTCGAACTCGTCATAGGTGGTGAAGTTATACAACGTGTTCCGAGCGATTTCTTAGCGATTTATTCGGATAATTACGTGACACAGACGAAACAACACAATTTAGCCAAACTTATCGGTAAACCACCCCTCGAATTTTCGGGTACACCCGTATCCAATAACTCTATTTTGGGATACCTCGGGTACGCAACCTCTGATACCAAATATTTTATCGATATACCGTTTTACTTTTATAATAACCCCGAACTCGCGATACCACTCTGTGCCATAAACCATCAGGAAATTGAAGTTGTTATAAAACTGAGAGACGTAAAAGACTGTATATACGGTAAACACACAGCAGATCAAGAATCTTATTATACTGGCGAGTCTCCAAAAGGACTCATAAAAAGTATAAAACTAAATACCGAAATTGTTTCGTTAGACGAAGAAGAAAAGCAAAAGTTAAGTAATCAAAGAATAGATTATACGATAACACAAATACAGGAAAGTCGCGATACCATACATATAAACACAACGTCTACATTTAAACATAAACTCAAATTTAAAAACCCAGTGAAAGAGTTATTTTTTATCGTACAAAGACTCAGAAAAGTTGTCGATGGATTTTTTATAAGTTCGTTCAATTACGATTCACCTGATATGATTATCAATAACGAATACACAAACTATGAAAATGTAAAAAATATTCAACTCAAACTCGACGATTCCGAAATACTAAATGACAAAACGGGTAGTGTTGTTAATTTACGCGCAGTACAAAGTGGTATACACCATTCAAGAACGCAATTATTCAGAAGATACTACTCGTATAGTTTTGCACTCGAACCCGAACGGTGGTACCCAACAGGTCAAAGGAACTTTAGTTTAGTTAAAGATCAAATACTAAAAATAGATTTACACCCGGACTCTAGTGCAGATAGAGAACTTAGAGTTTTGGCACATAGTTATAATATACTCCGTGTAGAAAACGGTATTGCTAAAACACTGTTTAACGTATAATATAATGAATCAACAAGAAAAAGACGCAGAACAAACCATCACAGAAAACATTCAAAACACGGTTTTGGATATCATGTTACCAGTTATAGAGAAGTCGGTATTATTTGCAGCCGAATACGCCAAGGCG